CGAGTGTTTAACTCCTCAAAAGTCATTTTCTCCCGACTGCTAATATCTAAGCCCTGCATAACCTTAGCATGCTCATTAGAGATTCCTAATGCTTCTAAGTTTGCACCTATTCTTTTATCGGACTCACTAGCTTCAAATTCTCTATCCAATTGTTTTTCTCTTCCTTGGTACTCCTGTTGTCCTGCTTGCAAGATCCGATTATTTTCCAGTTGAGCTTCAAGTTGCTGCCTATCCAACTCTCTATTTAGTGAGTTTTGCTCAGCATTAAATTCATTATTAGTAAGAGCCCGTGCATCACTACTTTGCTGACGATATGCTTCCATATCCATAGCAGCGTCATTATTCATGCGTGCTCGTAGATCTAATCTGTTTGCATCTGCTGTCGCCCTAATATCTCTAGCTGGATCAATATTTACCATCTGGACATTTCTGCCTTGTGTTACAGTTGGAGTCATTGCATTTGCTTGCCGAGCGGCCATTAAGGCATCAACACCAACCTTACCACCAGATTGTATTTGAGCATACGGGCGGGCCATACCGGCCTGCTTACCCTGCATATATGGATTTAGTGCGTTAGACATTAAAGATTTTCTTTCCTTGATTAATAATATCAGGCGCCGCCTTTAATGCCTTAACCCAATCTATTCCGCCACTCTCGGGGATAGGGGCAGGGTTAAATGGAGTCTCAGAAAAGTTTGTTTGACCAGGTGCGAGTGCGCCCGTTGTTGTGAATGGTGACACCTCATTCTTAAGAGGATCAGTTGGTGCAAGTGCGGCCTCTCCAAATAGAGAAGGTAGCAATGCCTTATTCATGGCTATTCCCGTAATTGCATCAACATTACCTAACTGACGATTCATAATTTCGTCATACATATTAGACTCGTTCATGATCTTGCTCTCATCAATTCCAAGATTAGTTGCCTGTGCATCTAGTTCTGGAGTTCCCATCTTGAGCATAACCTCATCGCGATATACATCTGCCATGGCAGGATTGATCTCACCAATTTTTTCAAAGCGACCAGATTCAATCTCGCCCCTTCTTTGAGATTCATTAATTAGGGCATCAGCAAGTAGGTCAGATTGTCTCATTCCACGCTCGGCATTCATCATCATACTTGCCATGCGTCCACCAGTTCCAGTTGATCCACCCATGCTATTTAATCCACGCATACCAGACGCTGCATCCATTGAGGCATTCCTTCGGCCAACTGCGGCTTTTGCTTGCTCCCCTGCTAGTGCTGCATCAGATGCATTTCGTAAGGCATCAAATTCTTTATTTGCATAATCAACTTCTGTATTAACAGAGCCCGCCAATGAATCACCATAGTTTTCATTTAACTCTCTTGTACGCGCTGCAGTTGCGGTATTAATGCCCTTTAATTCATCAAGTACATTATTGATATCGCTATTATACCCCTCCATTCTAGCAGTCATGCCATTCGGGTCATATACATCCGATAATGCACTTACCGCAGAATCAAGATTAGCATTCGACTGGTCAAAGGTATCTTGAAATCCTTCCATTCTGGAACGAGCATCGCCAATAAAATCTGGAAGTGCCTCGGCGGTACTTTCCATGTTATCAAGGATTAAATCTCCCGTTTTCTCTGCATAATCAGGGAATGGGTCAATTGCTTCTCCTCCTTGGGAAAATCCTTCGACATAATTTTCGTCACCGGGTGACGCCATAAACTGCTCGAGCTTTAAGTCGTCAGTAAAATCAAATAGTTCGCCTTTTCCGCGACTAACCATATCGGTTGCCCATGCTTGGCGATTAGCGCGATTTTCTTTATCCAATGCTTTTTCTTCAGCCTCAGTAATTGCTGCTTGTTGAGCCTCTTGTGCTTTTCTAGCTGCTTTCTTTTTTCCGAATGGATCCGACAATGGTTTCCAATACGATGGGATTCCTGCTACCCACTCCTGCCCAGCACCACCCCTAGATTTAAGTAAGGCCTCTTCCTCTGGATTAAGGTATGCCAATCTTTCCCCTGGTGGGGCTAAGGCATTTAATGCCTCTGATGCCTCCTGTATATTACGCATAATTATTCATCTCCAATTAACAGATAGGGAAACGCGAGGTGTATCGTTTCCGTGGGCAGTAACAAAATGTTTTAAACGAGATGGAAATATTATGTATTTACCTTTCTCAGGAGTAATTGCTGCCTGCATTCCAAGTTCTTCAACTATAAAACAAATTTTTCCCGAACGCTCTGGGGTCTGCAAGTAACATGCCGCACTCCAATTAGATGGAAGATGCCCATGCGTATTTGTACTCATGTTTTTATTATGTACATGCACCCAATGGGATTCGTACTTTACAGACTCTCCACAATCTTTAAGTGCTTGAGTCATTTCTTCTATTAGACCTACAACTTCTTGCTTGGATACCTTGCGATCTTTGGGATCCGCAGAATCCAGACCATCATTTGTATTCTCAGCTAAAGTGGGTGCATTAATTACGCGGTCAATAAAACCTTGATCCGGCATATTTAAAACCTTTCCTGTTATAATAGGCACAGTAAACAGGCTTTGCATCATGGCTTAGTTGGCCAATTTACAATTAAATTTCCATCCGCATCATAAGTAGGGTTTTCATTTGCGGGTAAATCTCTTAAAGCTTGGCGATATGCTTTTATTTCATCTGATGGTGACCGATCGGGTAACACTTCAACATCTGACTCCTTTAAGAGTTCATCTCTGATTCTACGCATTTCTGCAATTGCAAACTTACTCTCATGTAATACATATTTGGCCTCTACGTCAGCCCACTTAACTCCATGAGAAGCATTAATTTGTCCATCTCTACTGCATTTGGCAAGTTCTTCAAAAGACTTTTGATCAGTAGGAACTCCACTTAACGAGTAGAGCGAATCCGGTTCAAGTTCGTCAAGAATATCACTAATAATTTCAATTTTCATATTTTAAGAATGTTACTACGCCGTAAGACCATGCGGCAGAATTTCCAGAGCGTAGATGTAAATCAACCTTACCGTCACCCCTACACCTAACCCAAGTTGTATTACCATTCATTGCAGTACAAAAACTCTGCCCATTGCCATATATATAATTTATTACTTTTAATGACCCGCTACCGCCAGCATTAGTGTAGCATGGAGGGTTTTGGGTAATATATGAACTATTATGAAGTGCATTATGCGGGATTACCCAACTGTTTGAAACGGCCCTTTGCCTGTTGGCGAGGTTAAAGGCTATAGTATTTGTATACCAGTTTGATGTGCTGCCAGGATAGTATACCGTAACCCAGTATTTACCAGTTGTTAAATTACCATCTAGTGCAGTGGCGCCATGACCAATGCCACCATTAATAGTGCCCCCTTCAGCAGTCCCATCAAGATTATCATCAGAACCATCAATTGGATATCCAGTTGTTGCATACTTATTTCCAACATATGGTAACCTAAATCGCTTAACATCAATCCAGTCAGCAGATGATAAATTTACAGAAGTAGAAATCTGTGTGGCAGTAATCGCTCCAGTGGCAATTTCTGAAGAAGTAATTGCGCCAGGCGCAATTTGCGTAGAAGTAATTGAATCATCTGCAATTTCTGCGGCTCCAATTGTATTAGCTGCCACGGTCATATTACCCGCGGCATCAATATCAATATCTCCACCCTCCTTAACTCCCCCAATTGCAGTGTCTGCCACAGGTAAATTGTAAACTGTATCAGTAAAAACTGCACCTGAAGGTACGTTTGTGAGGACTTGACCGTCATCAACTTTACCCGCCAGCGCGGTTGCGAGGCCGGTAATGTTAGTCATTGGGAGCGCCGTACTCCCATTTGTAATATTTGTTATGCGATTACCAAGGGTAGTGTCGGCTTGAGTGAGGGTAGTAATCTGTCCTGCTTGCGTACCATGATCAGTAACTAGTCCATTAACTGCCTTACGGAGGATATCAAAATTGGCATCAACGTCGTCATGCTGAAGTGGGTTCCCACTATTTTTCGTGCGATACTTTAATGCGGTCGCCGATGTTGTATAATTATGCCCTGAGGCTTGCCCTATTGATGATTGTGCCATTTTGAGTCCTCTGTAATATATTAATTAGTGTTACACTAATAGTCAAAGATTAAGCTAGCCCAGCAGAGAAGTCAGCCAAGTCCCCTAATTCTTGAGATCCCAACTTAAGGCTTCCTACTGTTAATGGTGCAGGCGTAGTGTTAACCGTATCATCAGTTGAATCACTTGCCCCGGAAGTAGTCTCGGCAGAAATGGATATTATACCATTAGCTACAGATGTTGTATCACTCCCAGTTAGCGTTGCAGTTATATTTGCATCAGTTCCTGCGGCAGTAACAATATCAGCAAGAGTTGCCGAGTTTGAGTAGAAATACAAGTCGGGCGAGGATACTTTATCAAAGTCATTTTCCCCGGGTCCGCCTGAATAGGTACTTATAGTTAAGCTTGTAAATGCATTACCACTAGCAAATTCAAGTACTACATTATTTGTGGAGTCACCAATTTGTACGCTAGAAGGTGTAAATGTGCCAGCTAGCGTGCCAACAACAAATGAATCCTCAGACTCATCAAATATGAAAGCCCCTGCATCGGATCCACTTGCACGCTCGAAGTAAAAGCCCTGGTCTTTTGTGAACGCTCCAGCGTTAGCTCCTTCAGATAATCTGATAAAATTATCTTTAACATCCAAGGTGCTTGTAGATAGCGTGGTAGTTGTTCCATTGACGGTTAAGTCTCCACTAACTGTTAAGTTTCCACCAATAGTGGCCGCACGAAGAGTAGATAATGTATCAAGGGCGGTAGAACCACCTATACTCACATTCCCACCAATGCTAACATTATTATTAAATGTATTAGAAGAGCCCGTCCATACATTATTCGCAGATAGGATTTGTTGTTTACCGAGGCTTACTTTGGCGGCAACCGCCTCCCCCATTTGATATAGTACTGAGCTTGGATTTGACATGATATTATGATTTTATTTTAAAGTAAGCTTGGAATAAGCTTAGAGTTGTTATTAATTGAAGAAATTTTTGCATTCGCATTTAATCCTGCCTCCACCTGTGGTTGTATGCTTGTTACTAATGCACCGGAGTCCATGACGAGTGGTTTATCTCCATTTACTGCAAACAGGACAGAAGTGCCGTTATCTCGGTACATTCTGCCATCAGATACTATGACTGCGTTATTGCCTATGTTCTGTATCTTAATATCTGCATTAGCTGTGACTACTTCGTAGTTTGCATTGTCAATTGCACGTATACCACCAAACCATTTATCAACCCCATCCTCAGTTGTAGTGGAATACACAAAGAATGCATACATTTCTTTTACGCTCGCTGTGCCATCCGCATCCGATACATCTACACCCATTGGGTTGCTGTAGTCTGCAGTTAATGTAGATACTTGACTTCCGTTTATACCATTAGAGTTGTATACTTCATCTGCTATTTGGTCTACTTGGAATGTAATACCTGTGCTTGTCGCAACGCCTGTTACCTCAACGGGTAGCATAGCTGTAGCACCTACTACACAAGTGCAACGCAGTCGAACAACATCACCTACTGAAATTTCTGCTTGGTCGTATGTACCAGTTGCATCTACGTAAGTACCTGCTGTGCCAGATAATTTCTGTGTAATTACAAGTGCATCCTTGGTTAAATTATAAAGCTGTAACCTAGTGGTCGCTTCCACATTTTTTACTTCCCAGGGAAGAACCGTGGTTGCCCCGAATGTACCAATGACTTTTGCGCCATTAGATAAGGTGGCGCTCCCAGAGGTACTTATATTGCCCACAAATGTAGTGGATTTAATAGTTAAAGTATTACCGCTAATCGCAAATACCGAACCTGCGCTTGCGTCCACAACCACATCATAGCCACCTGCATCAATAGTGTTTCCATCCCTTGACACTAATGGTGATGCTTCACCTGCATAATTACCAACGAGGTAAGATTTTGCTATGTCGTAAAATTTCTGTGGAGTGTCTATTGACGTATACGCATCTACAACTGATTTTGTTGCTTCAGATACTACCAAATCAGGTGTCATTTTAACCGTACTCTCTAAAGTATTAAGTCCAACTAAATCTTCAGCAAAATCTGTTATTGTCTGATTATATGCAATAATTGAAAATGGAATTTCTGAATTTGAGTTGGTGCGAGAATCAGTAGTGATGGTCTTATTGATGTAATTGATTACCTCGACCAAAACATCTGCGTCTAAATTGCCAGACTGGTTGACTCCACTGTAGATCTTATCAGTTCTATCATCTTGATTTTTTGAACCTAATGCTCTGTTGCCACTATCTAAATCTTTAGCGTAATAGGAATAGGTTAATTCGTTACCATCTAAATCCTCGACTACTAAACTTATAGTTCTGACGCATTTGAGATACATGAAATTATTTCTGCCAGCATCAAGTTCAACCCTTAATCTGTCAGAAAATCCTTTTATGGTAATTGTCTCACCATCTACTTGGCTGCGAGTAACATTAATAACATCGGAATCGTGCAGATTCGGACTAGTGTCAAAATTCTCAAAAGTTAGTGGTGGAAATGACGAATTAAAACTTTGGTATGCTCCTTTTTTAAATTTAAAGATTCCAACATTCCATCCACTCTTTGTGAAAATTCTCGACTCAAAAGCCTCACCATCAAAAGTTAAATCGTAAATGTTTATTTTTGCGTCACCTGTAGAGTTAGTGGACTCAATCCTAAACTGAGATGTGTTCGCCGATTGCTCTGCAAGGTTGTAAAAAATCCCATTATTGATTGTGACTGTTGCCCCACCTGCAGTTCGCAAAGTTGCGGTAGTACGAATTATTCCACCATTCCATAAGAATGTAGAGCTACCACCAAACGAAATCCCAAAGGTATTAAACATCTGCCCACTCGTATTCTCATTGGGTAAATCAATACCCACTCCGACTGAGTATTTATCTTTTCCATTGGCAGTAGTTTTCACACCTAAATTCAATGTGTCTGTCACTGTGAGTGGAAAACTACCTGAGTTGACCGCTTGCTTCATCAATTGCAAAGTCTCATAGGCAGGATCAATGCTTAGTGTTCCCGTGACCTGCAAGGAATGAGTTGATGCAATGGTGTAAGTAGTGTGATTTGCACGAACCGTAGTAGTTACTCCTGTTATTCCATTCAGCCCACTAAGATCAGCGTCAGTTCCTGTTTGCGTAATCTTGTTACTTGCTTCCGTAAAACTCATGCGTAATCCTTTGTTATTGATGCAAGGTTACCCCCTGCGTCGTATGTTAAAGTCTTGGTGAGTGTAGTAGTATCAGAGCCGTCTTTTTCTACTACGCTAGTTAGATTACCGCTTGTATATGTAAATGCCTTGCTGCCCACTTTTGTTCCCTTCCCGCTATTTGTCCATGTCGTCAATGATGTAAGGTCGCCCCCTGAATTAAATACGGGCTCGGAGAACGAGTCATCCTTACCGAGAGCGGAGGAAATACTATTCTTAACGCCTTGTCCGACCTGATATAAAATTGATGATGTGTTTGGCATTACTAGGAAAAGTTAGCGATTAAATTACGCGCCGAGGACATAGTAATGGTGGTTGTTGCGATGTCCGCTTCACCACTTAGCAGGCCAGTCCAACCTGAGAATGTCTTAGGATTAAACGCAACTGCGGATATTGCGACCTGAGTGCCGTCGCTATAAGTATTGTACTTTCTTGAAGCCCCATTTATTGATGCTGCTCCGCCTGTATTTGCAGTAACACTAAGTTCAAATAGTTGGCTAAATGTGTCTTGATTGATGCCTGCCTCAAAGTATGCATTGGCATTATCCTCAAGTAGGTCGTGGTGATACTTAGCATAATCAATTGCCTCTTTCTGGTTCGTAATGAACTCAGGGTATAATCCGGATAAGTCATTTGTCCACTCACCTGCCCCGCCAAGAGATTCAATATATGGTAGTTGCGACCAATTATCTACGCCATTTCCTATCTTGAATTTATTTAATGTAGTATCTACCGAAGGCTCTCCTTGTATAAGTATAGGATCGTGATCCTTCCACTCCTGAGTAGTTCCCTTACGGAAACTCAATCTGGCGGTTACGAATCTATTAGGCTGAGGCATTGTTACTTATTTACAAGTGTTACTAAACAGAATATAAATTATTTTGAACAGACTGCAAGTTAGTTGATACATCATTGAGTAATTGTATTGTCTTCTCATCCAAACCTGCTAGCGCCTGATCGGTCTGTTGCTTGTTTAATGAAATGCTCTCATTGAGCTGATCTTTGGTATATGTGGAGATTTGATCATCTAGTCTAGCTAGGTTCAATTTCACATCGTCCCACCATTCATTAAATCTTTTATCAAACTTTTTTTCATCTTCATTCTTCTTAGGGAGGGCTTCATTATCCGGGAATGAAGGGTCAGAAGTTCTTTCAAAAGTTGTAACGCTAGCCCTCATCCCTGTCCTACTGCTTGTGTTGCTGACCTTGTATCAATACCAGAGGCCTCAAATGTACGCCCTACAACTTTCACTGGATTATCAACCACGACAGGTTTATTTTGCTCATAATAGTAAGCCTCTACCTGTATCCCATCTGGGTTTGTAGTCGTTTTCTGCTCAATATACCCATCTAAAACATATAGTTCGCTATTTTCTAAATATACAGGGAGGACTGTAATCTCATCTCTTATGTAAGGAGCCCGTAAATATAAGGGTATCATATTTTCATCCCTCATATTATTGAGTGTTACATAATCTATTTGCGTACCATCAATAGTAGACATTGTCTCTACAGTCTCAGTTCCTTGTGGTGCGGAGGTTGTGCTAATTTTTACCCGAACGGGGGTTACGCCATATTTACTGGATAACTCTAGCACATATGACCTCACCTCTTTATCTGAAAATGAATCCCCAAAGTCTATCAAACCACTTCTTATCCTTGATTCATAACCATAACCTATTCTGCTGTACCTCCTATAAGGCTCGGTCTCTCCGTATAATGGCGGGCCATAACCATACCTAACTAATACGCCACCATATTGAGGGTCTACCCTCCATTGGGTTCCTACATATAGATCACTTCTATTAGTAGCTTGATGAACGCCCATTAGGAACCAGGTCTGCTCGGGTCCAAGGCGGTTAGCTTTCGGTTTCCTTATTGTGCAACATGTCGTAAAACTTGAATCTATCTGCGAAAGTGTTTCATTAATGTAGTCGTATGCTATCACGCCCCAGTCAAGTATAGGCTGCGAACCTTCAGCTAATGGTTGATTAAATTCATCAACAAATTGACCCTGTGAGTTTTTCTTATACCCAAGGGGGCAATTTATAAATATCTCACGAGTAACAGGATTATCTATCGTGTAAATAAATTCTGATAACTCAGGGGGAACAATATTCCAAAATGGGGGACCAAGCTCAAATGTTGGGACAGGTTGAGGCTCAGTGGCTGATCTATTTATAGTATAAACACCAGTATTCCCCATAAATAAATGCTTATTACCGGATACTTTTATTACTGTGTGCCTGAAGTCTGCCGTTCGGCCACCCCTATACCTAGGATCTACGGCAAATGGCTTAAGGGTACTATTGGCTGCCGTGAGAAAGAAGAATCCTGAATCTCTGTATACTACCAATTTATCTGCCAACTCCACCATCTTGACAATTCTTGACCCGTCTTGACTAAACTCTTGAAAAGCTGCTGGGCGATGTAATTGCTCAGCATACGGGCGTATTACGCAACTATAGGATCCGGCTTGTAATGGTTGGCCTGTTGCTGGGTTTTTTAATACTATATTTGCTTGAGATTTATTAATTAACTTAATTGAGCCAACACCAATTGCTGAGAAAAAGATACCACTTGTATCTATGTAACTTATTTGTTCAGTCAATATTTCAGAATCAGTAAATGATAATTCATCCCTAGTCGGGAATTTAACTTTTAATCTTCCTATCGCGGCCGTTCTATCGCTTGCTGAGAAATCTTCATTATCAAACTTTACATCTGCTATTCCGAGTGCAGGGTCATCTATAAAAACTCCGATATGATCACGGCCTCCATGTAATCCAAACTCAAATTCCTGATACATGCTAGCTGGGTCATTTAACTGAAACTTCTGAGTTGTGCTAAATGTATACTCTCCGCCCGCACTTACAGTTAATGTACCAGGCGCACCACCAGACTCTGCTACTATTAATCCACTTGGAGTCTCAACTCCTGCATTAAAAAGTTTGGGCTCTCCTTCGGCCGAATAAACTATTCTATATTGGAACCTTTGGGTTTGCACTGCTCCTTGTAACGGATGATTTACTCCGAATGTCGCATAAGCGTCAGAAGCATTCTCAAACCAATGCTCAAAGCCTGAAGATATGACCGTTAAGTCTGCGCAGAATAACCTGTCTTGAAATATTCCTATTGTCCCCACGGACATCACGCCATTTTCTCTTAATCCATAAAGCGGATAGGCTTTATCGTACTCATTTCCGCCTGCATATATAATAGGTAGATCTACCCCATTATTGATAATTACATGGTTTTTAACCTCTGCAAATTCCCACCTATATGCACCTCCTTCATATGGATCTTTGTAAGTACCATCAGACTCCTTTGCGTCCATGTGGTTTTCAAATGTATAAATCTCTACCCAATTAAAATCCTCACCATCATTATTAAAGTAATCAACAGATGGAAGTGATGGTTCTGGTGCATCAACACCATCGGAAGTCGCATACTCCTCTATGGGGTCGGGATTTAATAAATCTTGGCCGTAATTAATAGCGAATCTTCTATCTCCCGATTGTAGCTTAAGTACTTTATTTCCGGCACAAGCAATCAAAGTGGGATTACCATCAATATCTGTAAACTGGTATAATCCCCTAATTGGGAATTGGCTATTTATTGCATCATCATTACCGGATGGATTAAATAGATCCCAGCCCTCTCTCCTTAGTTCCCCATCTACCTCTCTGCGGAAATTTAATTTCTCGGTGTAATTAGCAGACGACGCAAGGAAGTTTGTATTGTTAGCTAGTGGGATATCATCGGATGTGGATCCAATTAACTGCCCGCCCTGCGAGGGGTGGATTGTTATATGCTTATATCTCTTTCCTTTTGCCATTACTGCGAATATGCATCTTCAACAAATGCCAAGGTTCTTACATCTCCACCAAGATTAACCTTCCATCTATCAGTGCCCTCATCCCAATAGAGCTTAGCATTAGTGGAATTTCCACGCTCTACCTCAATACCTGAATCAAGATTTGCTGATGGAGTTCCGGTTTGGTTTTTATTGAGAATAACCATATTATCTTCAATTAATAGATTAGTCGTATCAATTGTTGTGGTTGTTCCATTAACTGTAAGATTTCCCGAAAGCGTTAAATCTTCACCTTGTATATTTCCAGTTGTTTTGACTAGGCCTGCCCCAGCATCCAGAGATGTAACAGTTGCCGCGCCTGTTGAAAGTGTGCCTGTAGTAGAGATTTCACCTGCCCCAGCACTTAACGATGTTACAGTTGCTCCGCCAGTTGAAAGTGTGCCCGTAGTAGATATGCTACCACTGCCTGCACTAAGTGATGTTACAGTAGCGCCTCCGGTGGATAATGTACCTGTCGTAGAAATTGCCCCTGATCCTGCACTAAGAGATGTTACAGTGGTGGCTCCGCCCAGTATTTGACCAGTGGTTTGAATTGTACCGCTACCAGAATCTAATGAATCAACTGTTGCAGTGGTGGCTCGCAATGTACTTAAAATAGAGTGGGCAGATACATTAAGCGTATTACTTATTGAGACTGCACCCTGCGTGCTCATTCCACTGGCAAGTGAAACCTGACCATTTACATTAAGAGTATTGCCACCAAGGGATACATGAGTGCTTGAGATATTTGTAGTGTTTCCAGCTACATTAAATGTAGACCCGCCCAAAGAGACTGCACCAGTCACATTTAGGGTATTATCAATATTAGTAGCGCCACCTATGGAGACATTGGCAGTACTTATATTCGTAGTATTAGTGGTCTTATCTACCTGAAATAGATTTGATACATTTAATGAATTACCAAGGGAAACATCACCTGTAACATTTAAAATATTACTTATATTGGTAGCACCACCAATAGAAACATTGGTGGTGTTAATATTTGTAGTATTTGTAGTATTATCTACCTTAAATAAGTTTACTCCACCAGGCGTGATAACTTCAAACTTTGGAGTTTCTACCTCAAATGTACTACCCGGACTGCCGTCATTAAATTTCTTACTTGCAAGAATTTGCCTCCAATCAGTAGGTCCAAACTTAAAAAATAACCCCAAATCGTCATACGCAATATCACCTACTGCACCCGCACCATCAGTTGGTGAAGTTGGCTTAAAGGAGTATCTCAGGGCATCAATATAAAATTGTATGCGAGTGTCGGTCTCAGCCTTGGAGAATACATCAAAGTAAGTTAAGTTTATATTATGAGGATTCGACGCATTTAAGTGGGAATCCAATAATGACTGAAAGTTAATATCTGGCACATTACTTAAGCCAACCTGTGCTTTTGTTACGGAATGCGGATTATCCGTTCTACCCGTATGCGCAGTTGATCCAGCACTTGCTGCATTTAATTCTGCTTTTGTTGCTAAGAGTTGTGCTTCAGATGATTGAAAAATCTCGGAAACATTGAAGTTTTCGACCTTATCTAAACCTAGTTGACCTTTTGTTACAGCGTGCGGGTTATCTGTCCTTGTATTGTGATCCGAAAGTTTGAGGTCAACGGCTCCTGTTGTGTATTTATCAAGGTCTGTGATGTCGCTCTCAATATGAGTGTGAGGCTTAGGTACGACATTATTCAGCAATGAGTCAGTTTGTGACTTGTTGTAATAAGAGGTTCCTATATCACTTATATTCGCAACTACATGAGTATGCCCAGTATCCGCTTTGGCATCCAAATCAGAGGTTGTAGGTAAGCCGGAAATTGTTGTATTAATTGTACCTACTTGAGACTGAAGTGAAGCAACCTCAGCGCTTGAGTCTGTGCCTAAATCAAGTGCCGCGATATTTGCATTGATACTCGACTCAATAGAGTTCACATATGCAGTCGTTGCCTTGGCGTCTATAGCGGCCTGCAGTCCCGTAATTTGCGAAATTGTGTGAGAATGAACAACCTCGGCGTAGCTCCGCCCCTCTAATGTTGTAACCCTAGTACTTAATGCACTGATTTGGCCCGAGTGAGGCAGATTGTTGATTGTTGTATTTAGACCAGATACCTGGGAATCTACTTCCGTCTTAGTGTAGTAATTCGCAGCAAAGCTATTATCCGCACCCTCAAGTGTTACAACTCTGCTCGTTAGGGAAGTAAGTGAATCATTTAAGGTCTTTCCTGCGGATGCGGTAAGAGCAAGGACCGAAGAACTAGTACTGAGACTATCCGTAAGATCTTCGCTTAAAACTAATACGCTATCTATTAGATCAGCAAAGTTTGCTTCTGTTGGGGTGGCACCTGTTAGAAAATATGATTTTAATGTAGTTCTTCCGCTCATCCTATTATGAATCCTCCTCCACCTACTCCACTACTGATAACTTGCTCAACGGAAGAACTTTGGTATTCCTTCTCGTTAAGGAAAACTTGGGCTCTCCCCTTGGAGTACATTTGGAAGTAAGATGCGTATTGGTTTAAGTCATTGTCAACTTCTCGTGAAAGGTGTGCCTTAACATAATCGGCGGAGGCTTTTGCTACCATATCATCAAATACAACAGGTGTGGCCTTCTCCTCTGTTGTTGCTTTAAATATTGGAACATAGTGATTCTCGCCTTCGAAGTACACATACATTGC